CCGCAGCAGCCAGGAAAACCAAGGAGGCCGGCCATGCCTTGACCCAAGCCTAACCCACGAAACATAACCTGAGGGTGGGTCAGTTCTCGATGGAAAACCCGGGTCAGTTCCGAGTGGAAATCAACAGGCAATGGTCTTGTGGTCCGGCACCAGGCGGCCGGTCAGCCACATCAGTTCAACATTGCGACCTGCTTCACGCTCCAGCCTGCGGCTGGACGGGATGCGGTTCAGATAGCCATAGATGAACAGCTTGAGCAGAACCGCGGGATGGTAACCGGGCCGTCCCGTTCGTGCCGGAGCCGATCGAGCAAAGCCAAGGCCTGGCAGATCCAGCTCATCGACAAAGAGATCGACAACTCGAACCAGATGATCCTCACTGATCCAGTCCTCGAGACGATCCGGAAAGAGAACCGTCTGTCCGCGCTCAACACCCTTGATGAAGCCCGACATGCTGATCCCCCACAGCCATGTCAAAGTCTACCATGAGCACGAGTTTTCACACAGCCTCGGCTCTTTGCTTCCCTCCGCACCATAGGACAGCAGATGCCCACCACCCGCGAAACCATCCTCGCTGCACTGCATGTGCAGCTGCAGCCCCTTGCCGCCCTCGTATTGCGCGATGAGGTGCTGCCCGAGCGGATCCCGGCGACGGGACTGATCATCCTGCGCGATGGCCACCCCGGCGAGCCGGAGGTGACTCTGTCGCCGCTGCGCTACCACTACCAGCACCGGGCCGAGCTCGAGGCCGTCGTCCAGGCGGGCACCGGCCGCGCCAGCGCCCTTGACGACCTGATCGCGTCCATTGGCACGGCGCTGGAGGCTGACCGAACGCTGGGCGGGCTCTGCGACTGGATCGAGCCCGACGCCCCGGCCTCGGTCGATCTGCCGGTCGAGGGCGCGGCGGCGCTGAAGGCAGCGGTGATCGCCGTCGTGCTCCATTACACCATAACCGGCCCGCTGGCCTGATCCCCATATCGAGGAGACCTACATGGCACGTGCGCAAGGCGCGCGGGCGCAGATGGCGCTTGCGTTCGAGACAGTTTACGGCACCCCGCCCGCCAGCGGCTACCGGCTGATGCCCTTCGCGCGGACGACGCTGGGCGCGGAGCAGCCGCTCCTGAACTCCGAGCTGCTCGGCTACGGCCGCGATCCGCTCGCACCGATCAAGGACGCGGTGACCGCGGACGGTGAAGTGGTCGTGCCGATCGACGTGGAGGCTTTCGGCTACTGGCTGAAGGCGGCGTTCGGGGCGCCAGCGACCACCGGAACCACGTCGAAGACCCACAGCTTCCAGTCGGGCAACTGGACCCTGCCCTCCATGGCGATCGAGGTCGCCATGCCGGAGGTGCCGCGTTTCGCCATGTACGCGGGCTGCGTGCTGGACCAGCTGTCGTGGCAGATGAGCCGCTCGGGACTGCTGACCGCGACGGCGCGGCTTATCGCGCAGGGCGAGGCGATCGCCCCGACCACGGCTGCGGGCACCCCGACGGCGCTGGGCCTGCAGCGCTTCGGCCATTCCAACGGGGTGGTGAAGCGGAACGGCACCGCTCTGGGCAACGTCGTCTCGGCCGAGATCACCTATGCCAACAGCCTCGACCGGATCGAGACCATCCGCAACGACGGCAAGATCGAGGGCGCCGATCCCGGCATGGCATCGCTCACCGGCCGGATCGAGGTTCGTTTTGCCGACAGTGCGCTGGTCACGCAGGCCATCGACGGCACGCCGTGCGAGCTCGAGTTCGCGTACAGCCTCGGGGCGAACGCGAGTTTCACCTTCACGGCCCATGCCGTCTACCTGCCGGTTCCGCGCGTGGAGATCGCCGGGCCGCAGGGCATCCAGGCGAGCTTCGACTGGCAGGCTGCAAAAGCCACCAGCCCGGCCCGCATGTGCACGGCCGTCCTCGTCAACAGCATCGCGAGTTACTGACCATGATCCGCCTGAACCTGTCGAACAGCCCCGAGTGGCTGTCCCTGCTGCCCGGCCTGCGGCTGAAGGTGGCGCCGCTGACGACCGCGCTGATGGTCGCCGCCCGGGCCGATCCTGCGCTGGCGGCCCTCTCGGAAACGGCCAGCACCGAAGAGATGGCACTGGCCATGGCCAAGGCAGTCGCCCGCCTCGCGGTGCTGGATTGGGAAGGTGTCGGCGACGAGAAAGGCGAACCGCTCCTCCTCACCCCTGAGGGCATCGACGCCCTGTTGGAGGTCTGGCCGGCATTCGAGGCCTTCCAGAGCCAGTATGTCGCCCGCGGGTTGATGCTGGATGCGGAAAAAAACGTCTCCGCGCCCTCGCCGACTGGTCCTTCGGCGGGGGCGACAGCTACTGCGCGGCCTGCGCAGGTCCCTGCCCCGACTGTCCAGGAAAGCTGAACCAGCCCCGGACCGTTGAGGGCTGGCAGGTTTGGGATCTGACGCAGCGCCTTGGCGGCCAGCTGCGGGTGATCCCCGGCGCCGTCGTCGGCTGGGACTTGGGGGCGGCGCTTTCCATGGCGCAGGCGCTGGGCGTCAGCGCGCTGATCGCCGCCGAACTGCTGCCCGCGATCGAGGCGGTGATGGTGCGGAGGCTGAACGAGCAGATGGCCAGCTCTGACCGCCGTAGTGGCTTCAGTTCTTGATCTTCTCGATCAGGGTGACGCCCGGCAGACCCTCGAAATGCCTGTCGCAGGTCAGCAGCGTCGCCCCGCGCAGCCGCGCCGTGGCGAAGATGATGGCGTCCGCGGTGGCGAGCTTGTGTTCTCGGCAAGCGTCGGCCGCGGCCAGCGCGATCTCGGTATCGAGCGGCACCACCTGACAGACCTGGGTGAAGGCGATCACCTGATCGGCCTTGTCCTCTCCGACCTCGCGGGTCAGCCATTTCGCCAGTTCCAGCTGCACCATCGTCGGCACCAGCCAGTCCGCCTGATCGGGCAGATGCCCGGCCAGCTGCTCTCCCGTCGGCGAGCCGATCAGCCACTCGATCCAGGCCGACGTGTCGACGAGGACCATCAGAACCGATCGGACCGGTCACGGTACTCGGTGGCGGAGGCTCCGCGCGCGAGGCCCTTCAGTTCCTCCCGCTTCGGCACCGGCACCAGAAGCACGCCAGTGCCTTTGGGGAAGAAGGCGAAGGTGAGCCCGGCTTCCCAGTGCTGGGCCGTGCGGATCGCCTTGGGGATCGAGATCTGGAACTTCGAGGACAGGGTGGCGGTCTCGGCCATGGTCATACGCTCACTGGATCGATGCCACTAACGTAAGACGCCAAACAGGCGGAAGCAAGGAAACGTCACCATGGCCGGGCCTGACCGGTTCAGCGCACCAGCGTGCGCTGGACGATCTGCGGGTCCTTGTCGATCAGCGCCAGAAGCACCCGCGCGGGTCCTTCTGGGCTGCGCCGCCGCTGCTCCCAGTTCAGGAGTGTGCCCTTCTTCACCCCGATGCTGCGGGCGAATTCGGATTGGGAGAGCCCCGTGCGCGAACGGATCGCCTGCACATCCGGCTCGGGCAGTTCGATCTCGTGCACCGTGCCGGGCCCTTCGCCGCGGGCATGCGCCAGCGCTTCCTTCAGGCCCTTCTCGATGCTCGTGAATGCGTCGCTCATCTCGTCCTCCTGTAGCTTGCGGCCAGGGCCGCGCCCAGCTGCTTCACCGCTTCCGTCTCGGCCGGCGTCAGGTTCGCCTTCTCGTTCTTCGCAAAGACCGTGATCAGGAAGATCGGCGTGTCGTCCTCCGGGCTGAAGAAATGGATCACCCGGTAACCACCGCTCTTGCCGCCACCCTCGCGGGCAAACCGGAACTTCCTGACGCCACCGCCAATGGACACACCGGTCATCGGGTTTCGGGCCACGAAATCGATCAGCTCGAGCCGCTCGGCCTCGGACATGAGGCTGCGCGACCGCCGCTGGAATTCCGGTGTCTCGACGACGGTCACGATGGCCATGCCGCTCATATGTGCGTCAGTGGTGCATAAGTCAATGACGCACGAACCGAGGAACAATCGCCATGGCCGAAAAGCGTGTGTCCGTCCGCCTCGTGGCGGAAGGCGGCCGTCAGGTGCGCGCCGAGCTGGAGGGTGTCGGTGACGCCGGGGCAAAAGGCTTCGGCCGCCTGTCGCGCGAGATGGGACTGGCGAACACCCGGCTGGCCGGTTTCGCACGTCGGACTGGATTGGCACTTTCGGCTGCTGCCGCTGCAGCCACCGCCTCGCTCGGACTGATCGTCCGCTCCACCGCGGAAAGTGCCGCCCAGATCCGGCAGTTCGCGCAGGTCGCCAACACCACGCCCGAGGCGCTGCAGCGCTGGTCGGCCGGCGCCCGCACCGTCGGGGTCGAGCAGGAGAAGCTCGCCGATATCCTGAAGGACGTGAACGACCGGGTCGGAGATTTCCTGCAGACCGGCGGCGGGCCGATGGCCGACTTCTTCGAGAATGTCGCGCCCCGCGTCGGCGTGACGGCAGACCAGTTCGCCCGGCTGTCCGGGCCCGAGGCGCTGCAGCTCTACGTCGACACGCTCGACCGCGCCGGGCTCAGCCAGCAGGAGATGACTTTCTATCTCGAGGCCATGGCATCGGACGCGACGCGGCTGCTGCCGCTGCTGCGCAACGGCGGCGCCGAGATGGCGCGGCTGGGGGACCAGGCTGCCGACCTCGGCGCCGTGCTGGACGGCGACGCGCTGGAGGCGCTGCGGCGCACGCAGGTGGCGCTGGGCACGATGTCACTGGTCTTCGACGGGTTGCGCAACCGCATCGCCGTCGCGGTGGCGCCGGCCGTCGAGGCGCTGGCTTCAGCCTTCGTGGCGCTGGCTTCCGATGGCGGGATCCCGCGGACGGCCATCGATGCGGTGATCGGCAATCTGAGGCGACTGGCGACCTATGCCGCGTCCTTCGCCACCTTCATGGCCGGGCGCTGGGTGGCCGGGATGGCTGCGGCGGCACTCTCTGTCCGCGGCCTCGCCACAGCGTTGGTTGTCCTACGGGGCGCCCTGATCCGCACCGGGATCGGGGCGCTGATCGTCGGCGCGGGCGAGCTGGTCTATCAGTTCTCCCGCTTCGTCGAACGGGTGGGCGGCGTCGGCGAAGCCTTCCGCCTGCTCGGTGATCTGGCCAGGGAAGTCTGGTCGCGCATGGGCCTGTCGCTCGACGCCGCTCTGGCGAGAATGGCCGCAAGCTGGGAGGGTCTGAAGGCGGCGGGGCTTTCGGCCCTCGAGGGAACCATCGCTGGCGTGGTCGGATTCGGCGACCGCACCGCGGCGGTGTTCCACGGCGCCTATGACGCGGCCGTTGCGATCTGGGGCCGGCTTCCCGGTGCCATCGGCGACTTCGCCTTCCAGGCCGCGAACGGGCTGATCAGCGGGATCGAGGCGATGCTGAACGGAGTCGTCAGCCGCATCAATCTCTTCATCACCGCGCTGAACGGAGCGCTGGCGCTTCTGCCCGACTGGGCGGTCGGCGAAGGCGGCGTGAAGATCGGCACCCTCGATCCGGTGGAACTCGGTCGGATCGGAAACCCGTTCGAAGGTGCGGCGACAGCGGCCGGCACTGCGGCAGCCGATGCTTTCTCGGCGGCGCTGGCGCGGACATATGTCGAGCCGCCCGACCTGGGCCTCGGCACCATGGCCGACGATGCCCGGGCCCGGGCGGACGCGTATCGCGAGGCCGCGGGCATGCTCTCCGATGCGGCAGGTCGCCCGCTCGTCAGCTGGCAGGCGCTGAAGGACGCGGTGACCCGGACAGGAACCGAGGCAGAAACGGCCCTCGGGGATGCAGCGTCGTCGGCGGGCGCGCTGACAGCCGGTCTGAATGACACCGCGGCAGCCGCGGATGGCGCCGGGGGTGCGGCGCGGGCCGCCGGGACTGCGGCGGCTGATAGTGCCGAGCCCGCCCTCACCGGTTGGCGCGCGGTCACCGCGGCGCTCGCCGACTATGCCGCCAGGGCCCGCGAGATCGGCGGCGACATCGGTCAGGCACTCATCGGGGCGTTCACCTCGGCCGAAACCGCCATGGGTGACTTCGTAAAGTCGGGCAAGTTCGACTTCCGCGATCTGGTCACCTCAATGATCGCCGATCTGGCGAAGCTGGCCGCGCGCCGCTTCATCCTCGGCCCGATCGCCAATGCGCTCTCCGGCGCGCTGGGCGGCGTGTCCGCGAACATCCTGCACGCCGGCGGCCTCGTCGGCGAGCCGTCGCCCGGCCGGATGGTCCCGGCACTGGCCTTCGCGGGTACCCCGCGCATGCACAACGGCGGCTGGGCCGGACTGCGTCCCGACGAGGTGCCGGCGATCCTGCAGCGCGGCGAGCGGGTGCTCTCGCGGCGCGAAGCTGCAGGGTACGGCAAGTCCGCGGCCGTGCCCACTGTCAACGTCACCATCAACGCCCGCGATGCCGAGAGCTTCCGCCAGTCCCGGACGCAGGTCGCGGCCGACGTCGCCCGTGCCGTGTCGCTCGGGCGCAGAGGAATGTGAGGAACAGCCATGGCGTTTCACGAGGTCCGGTTCCCCGACACCATCAGCCGCGGCGCGCGCGGCGGCCCGGAACGGCGCACCCAGATCGTTGAGCTGGCCTCCGGCGACGAGGAGCGCAATGCCAGCTGGGCCAACTCGCGCCGCCGCTATGACGTCGCCTACGGCATCCGCCGCGCCGACGATCTGGCGGCGGTCGTCGCCTTCTTCGAGGCGCGGAACGGCCGCCTCCACGGCTTCCGGTTCAAGGACTGGGCCGATTACAAGTCCTGCCTTCCGTCACAGCCGCCGCAGCCGACCGACCAGGTCATCGGCACCGGCGACGGCGCGACGACGGCCTTCCATCTGGTCAAGCGCTATACCTCGGGCGGACAGTCCTGGTCGCGGGGGATCACCCGGCCGGTCGCAAGCAGTGTGATCATCGCCCTGAACGGCACCCCGCAGCATGCAGGCTGGGCGGTGGACGCTGCCGCTGGCGGCGTCACCTTCGACGCACCGCCAGCCGCGGGCGTCACCATCACCGCGGGCTTCGAGTTCGACGTGCCGGTGCGCTTCGACACCGATGCGCTCGACGTCACCCTCGACCTCGAGCGGCTCGGCTCCATCACATCCATTCCGCTGCTGGAGATTCGGCGATGAAATCCCTCTCCCCTGCGCTGCAGGCCCATCTCGACGACGGCACGACGACCCTCGCCTGGTGCTGGCGGATCACCCGGGCAGACGGCATCACGCTGGGCTTCACCGATCATGATCGGGCGCTGGCCTTCGCCAGCACCAGCTTCGAGCCGGAAAGCGGATTTGCCGCCTCGGAATTCCGCTCCGGCTCCGATCTCGCCGTCGATGCGCAGGATGCCGCCGGAGTGCTGACCTCGGACCGGATCACCGAGACCGACATTCTCGACGGGTACTGGGACAATGCCGGCGTGGAGCTCTGGCGGGTGAACTGGTCCGACCCGAGCCAGCGGGTGCTGATGCGCCGCAGCGCAGTCGGCCAGATCCGGCGCGGCCGGATGGCCTTCGTGGCCGAGGTGCGGTCGCTGGCGCATGTGCTCGGCCTGACCGTCGGGCGGACGTTTCAGGCGGGGTGTGACGCGGCGCTGGGCGATGCCCGCTGCGGTGTCGATCTCGAAAATCCCGCCTTCAAGGGCACCGGCGCCGTCATCGATCTCCTGCGCGACCGGGCCTTCACCGCCTCGGGGCTCGGCGGCTTCATCCCCGGCTGGTTCACCTTCGGCACGCTAGAATGGACGCGCGGCGCCAACGCGGGACGGCGCACCGAGGTGCTGGGTCACGACGTCCGGGACGGCATCGCGCTGCTGACGCTGCTGGAAGCACCGGTGCGGCCCATTGCCGAGGGTGACGTCTTCACCATTCGCGCGGGTTGCGACAAGCGCATTGAGACCTGCGGCGCTAGGTTCGCCAACACCACCAGCTTCCGCGGCTTCCCGCATATTCCGGGTCAGGACGCCATCCTCCGCTATGCCAGCCAGGACGGCGGCCATGAAGGGGGCGTGTTGTGATCGCAGCTGATCCAGACGACGTCATCGCCGTCGCGCGGTCGTGGCTCGGTACGCCGTATCACGATCAGGCCAGTCTCCGCGGCGTCGGCTGCGACTGCCTCGGGCTGGCCCGCGGCATCTGGCGCGAGGTCGTCGGCCCGGAGCCGTTCCCCATTCCGCCCTACAGCCGCGACTGGGGCAAGGCCGGCCCGCGTGAAGTGCTGGCCGAGGGGGCGCGCCGGATGATGCCGGAGATCGCACCTTCCGAGGCCGGTCCGGGCGCCCTGCTTCTCTTCCGCATGGCGCCCCGTGCCATCGCCAAGCATGTCGGGATCGTCACCGGGCCCGACAGCTTCATCCATTCATACGAGCGGCTCGGCGTGATCGAGGAGCCGCTCACCCCGGTCTGGCGGCGGCGCATCGCCTTCGCCTTCCTGTTCCCGCGCTCCAACAGCATCTGAAAGATCCCACATGGCTACCTTGGTTCTCGCGGCCGCCGGCTCCGCGATCGGCGCCAGCATCGGCGGCACGATCCTCGGCGTCAGCGCGGCGACCATCGGCGGCTTCATTGGCTCGACCATCGGCTCCGCCGTCGACAGCTGGATCGTCTCGTCGCTGGCACCGGCGCAGCGCATCGAGGGCGCGCGGCTCGACAGCCTGCGCATCACCTCCTCGACCGAGGGCACGGTGATCCCCCGACTCTACGGCCGCATGCGGATTGGCGGCAACATCATCTGGGCCACCGATTTCCGCGAGGAAACCAGCACGACCCGTCAGGGCGGCGGCAAAGGCGCCGGGCCGAAGGTCAGGACCACCGAGTACCGCTACTACGCTTCATTCGCGGTGGCGCTATGCGAGGGTCCGATCACCGGCATCGGTCGGGTCTGGGCCGACGGCAAGGTCATGGATAGGACCGGCGTCACCTGGCGCTGGTATCCGGGCGACGAAGCGCAGAGCCCGGACCCGTTCATTGCGGCGAAGATGGGTGCAGGGAGCACCCCCGGCTATCGCGGCACCGCCTATGTGGTCCTCGAGGAACTCGATCTCGGCCCTTACGGCAACCGGCTGCCGCAGATCAGCTTCGAGGTGTTCCGGCCGCTCGCGGATCCCGACACCGCGGAGGGACTGGTGAAAGCGGTGACGCTGATCCCCGCCTCGGGCGAGTTCAGCTATGCGACCGCACCGGTGAAGAAATCGACGGCCCCGGGCGGCGCCACCTCGGCCGAGAACCTGAACGCGATGACAGACACCGCCGACATCGTCGTGGCGCTGGACAGGCTGCAGGCGATGGCACCGGCGGTGGAAAGCGTCAGCCTGGTGGTCGCGTGGTTCGGGGATGATCTGCGGGCCGGAAGCTGCAAGGTGCGGCCCGGGGTCGAGGTTGCTGCGAAGACCACGACGCCATCGGCCTGGTCGGTGAACGGCGTTACGCGTGCCGATGCCTTCCTCGTCAGCCGTGATGCCGAGGACCGGCCCGTCTATGGCGGCACCCCGGCCGACTTCGCGGTGGTGCAGGCGATCCGGGAGATGAAGGCCCGCGGGCTGCGGGTGACCTTCTATCCGTTCCTGCTGATGGACGTGCCGCCGGGCAACACGCTGCCGAACCCGTATTCCGACAATGCTGCGGCGACTGGTCAGCCGACTTTCCCGTGGCGCGGCCGCATCACCTGTTCGCCGGCCGCCGGTCACGAAGGATCGGTCGACAAGACCGGAACAGCCGCCGCGCAGGTTTCCGCGCTGTTCGGCAGCGCGACGCCTGCCAGCTTCAGCGTCTCGGGCGAGAGTGTCAGCTGGCTAGGTGCGCCCGGCAACTGGGGCCTTCGCCGGATGATCCTGCATTACGCGCATCTCTGCAAAGTCGCCGGAGGCGTCGACGCCTTCCTGATCGGGTCGGAGATGCCCGGCCTGACCACGATCCGCAGCAGCGCCAGCACTAATCCCGCCGTGCAAGCCTACCGCGACCTGGCCGCGGATGTCCGGACGATTCTCGGGCCGACCACGAAGCTCGGCTATGCCGCCGACTGGTCGGAGTATTTCGGGCACCATCTGCAGGACGGCAGCGGCGACGTGTTCTTCCACCTCGATCCGCTCTGGGCCGACCCGAACATCGATTTCATCGGCATCGACAACTACATGCCGCTATCGGACTGGCGGGATGGCCTCACACATGCCGAAGCGGCCGAGGGCTGGCCCGCGATCTACGACCGCGCCTATCTGCAGGCGAACATCGCCGGCGGCGAAGGCTTCGACTGGTTCTATGCTTCCGCGGCCGACCACACCGCACAGGTCCGTACGCCGATCACGGACGGTGCCGCCGGCAAACCGTGGGTGTTCCGCTTCAAGGATCTGCGCGCCTGGTGGTCGAACCCGCATTTCAACAGGCTGGGCGGTATTGAGAGCGGGATGCCCACCGCATGGGTGCCGCAGTCGAAGCCGATCTGGTTCACCGAGCTCGGCTGCCCGGCCATCGACCGCGGCACCAATCAGCCGAACGTCTTCTTCGACCCGAAGTCGTCGGAGAGCTTCACCCCGCATTTCTCGCGCGGCTGGCGGGACGATGCGATCCAGCGGGCGTATTTGGAGGCGACGTATCTCTGGTGGGGTAAGCAGGCGAACAACCCGGTCTCGTCGCTCTACGGCGGCCCGATGGTGCACGTGCCCGAATGCGCCGCCTGGACCTGGGACGCCCGGCCCTATCCGTTCTTTCCCGGCCTGACGGATGTCTGGACCGATGGACCGAACTGGCGGCTCGGCCAATGGCTGACCGGGCGGCTCGGCACCGTGTCGCTGGCCGCGCTCGTGCGGCAACTCTGCCTGCGCGCCGGTATGCCGGAAGAGCAGATTGACGTCTCCGGGCTCTGGGGCGCCGTCGAGGGCTATGTCATCGGTGCGCTCGAAAGCCCGCGCGCGTCCATCACCACTCTGGCCCGTCAGTTCGGCTTCGATGCTGTGGAAAGCGAGGGTCGCATCCGCTTCGTGATGCGCGGTTCGATCGCCAGCGCCACCATCACGCCGGACAGCATGGTCGCCTCTGCGTCCGCACAGGGCGAGGTGATGGAGCTGACCCGTGGCCAGGAGACCGAACTGCCGCAGGCCCTGAAATAGCAGGTTGCGCGGGCCGACGAGGATTATGACGCGGCGCAGGTCGAAGCGCGGCGCATCACGGTCGACACGACCCGGATCGCCGCGGAAGCTTTTCCGATGGCGGTGCCACCGGAGGAAGCAGAGCGCCGCTGCCGCCGCGCGCTGATGGAGGCGTGGGTGGGCCGGGAAACCGCCGTCTTCCGCCTGCCGCCCTCGCGGCTGGCGCTGGACCCCGCCGACGTGATCCTCCTCGATCATGATGGCCGCTTGGCCGAGATGCGGCTGGTCTCGGTCGCCGACTCGGACGTGCGTGGCATCGAGGCCGTGCGGCAGGACCGTTTGGTCTACGATCTGCCCTCGGGCGAGCCGCGCCCAGCGTCGCTCTCGACGCCCGTTGTCTTCGGCGCGCCCGATGTCGTCATTCTGGACCTGCCGCAGCTGCGCGAGGATCATCCGGCCCACCGTCCCCTGATCGCCGCTCATGCGAAGCCGTGGCCCGGCGAACTGGCGGTCTACCGCAGCGCCGCCGCGGACGGTTTCGAGCTGCTGACCACCTTCGGCACCCGCGCCAGCATGGGCGTGCTGGCGGCGGATTTCCACGCCGGGCCGGTGTCGCGCTTCGATCTCGGCAATACTTTGGTGGTCGATCTCTATTCCGGCACGCTGGAGAGCGTCACCGACATCACCCTGTTCGGCGGGGCCAATGCACTGGCGGTGGAAACCACGGCCGGTCAATGGGAGATCGTTCAGGCCGGATCGGCCGAGCTGATCGCAGCGGGACGTTACCGTCTGACCCGCCTGCTGCGCGGCCAGCGCGGCACGGAAGGCGCCATCGTCAGTGTGGTCCCGACCGGCGCGAGGGTCGTGGTCCTCAACAGCGCCTTGGCGTCGCTGCCCATCAGCGAGGCGGACCTCGGTCTGCCATGGAACTGGCGGATCGCTCCCGCCTCACGTCCGATCAGCGATGACAGCTTTGTCGCGACCCCCTTCACGCCCGACGGCGCGGGCCTGCGGCCGTTCTCGGTCGTCCATGTCGAACAGCCGTGGCGCACGGCCCGAAGCCCCGGCGATCTGATCATCCGCTGGATGCGCCGCTCGCGCTCGCTCGTCGCTGAAAGCTGGGGCGCGGGCGAGGTTCCACTCGCCGAGGACGTCGAGGCCTATGAGGTGGAAATCCTCGACGGCGCGACCGTGAAACGCCGGCTGAGCACGGCGACGACCAGTGTCCTCTACAGCGCTGCCCAGCAGATCGCCGATCGGGGTGCGCTGCTCGGTTCCGGCGACAGCCTCGACATCCGCATCTGCCAGCTCTCCGCCCTGATCGGGCCGGGTGCCGTGCGCTCCGTCACCCTCAGCTTCTGAAGGCCCTCATGTCCGACCTCACCACCCATCTCCTGCTGCCCTACATACTGGCCGCGCAGGCCCAGAAGCACGTCACCCACAACGAAGCGCTGCGGCTGCTCGACGCCATGATCCAGCTGTCGGTGCTGGACCGGGATCTGACCGCCCCGCCCGTCAGCCTCGCCGATGGGGACCGCCACATCGTGGCCTCGGGGGCGACCGGCCTCTGGGCGGGCTGGGACCTGAATGTCGCCTTTCGGGTCGATGGCGCCTGGATGCGGCTGGTGCCGCGACCGGGATGGCTGGCCTGGATCGCCGACGAACAGGCATTCGTGGTCTGGAACGGCAGCGTCTGGGAGACGGTCGGCATGCCGCAGGATCTCAAGGCCCGGGTCCTCGGCCTCGGCGGCGCCACCGCCGACAGCTACAACCGCCTGTCGGTCAACACGCCGGCGGTGCTGCTCAACAACGACGGCGCGGGGATTGAGGCGACGGTGAACAAGGCGACGCCGGCCAACGATGCCGCCCTCGCCTTCAAGACCGGCTTCTCCGCCCGGGCGCTGTTCGGCCTCCTCGGCAGCGACGATTTCAGCGTGAAGGTCAGCCCGGATGGCAGCAGCTTCATCGAGGCGATCAAGATCGACCGCAGTAGTGGCCACGTGGAGTTGCCGCAGCCCACCATCCTGCCGGGCCTGAGCGCGGCGCCGTCACCGCCGCCAGCGGGGAAGGCGGCCGTTTATGCCCGCAGCCGCGCCGGGGCGCCGTGGATCGACGTCATGCGACCCTCGGGTCGGGATTTCCCGCTGCAGCCGCATTTCGGGGTAAACCGCATCGCCAACTGGTCGCCCTCGACCGGCATCACAATCAACACCGAGGGCCTGCCGATCACCTCAGTCGGCACCGTCTCGACGCCCGGCCTGGCCGCCACAAACCTCGCGACATCCATGCGCCGCTGGCGACTTACTTCTGCCGCCACCGTCGATGCCGCCGCTGACCAGCGATCGGCAGGTTGGGCCTGCTGGCGTGGCAATGGAGCGGGCTTGGGCGGCTGGACTTTCGCCACCCGGTTTTCACTGACGGCGTTGCAGGCAACCGGCATGGGGTTTTTCGGCCTCTACGGATCCACAGCGGCGGTTGCGACGACGCTGACGCTGGCCGCTGTTGTCAACTGCATCGGCATCGGCTTCCAGCGTGGTACCCATGCGAACTGGCAGGTTGTCCGCAACGATGGCACCGGTGCGCCGCCCTTGACCGACATGGGCGCATCCTTCGCCATTGCCACCGGCGGCGTGCTGACCGTCTTCATCGCTGCCCCGCCCAACGGATCCTCGGTCTGGGTTCGGGTGGTCGACGAGGTCTCAGGCGCGGTCTTCGAGCAGGAGATCACCGTCGATCTGCCCGCCAGCACCCAGTTCCTGTCGCCTCGCCTCTATCTCAACACCGGCGCCACCGCCGGCGCCGTCGCCTACGACTGCTCCGGCCTCTACGTCGAAACCGACTATTGAGAGCCTCCGACATGACCGACGAACCCACCCTTCTCGAGGGCGCTGCGCAGTCATTTCGCGACCACGGTCTGACCGCCGCCGTCACAGCGCTGATCGGCGGCAGCTTGGCCATCGCCGCCTCCGTCACGCGCAAAGCGTTCACCAATGAGGCGATGCTGGAGCGCCTCGACCGCGAACTCAGTCTCGAGCGCGAGCGGATCGACAAGCTGCGCGCCGAGGATCGCAAGGCCGACGCTGACAGGCTGGAACGGATCGAGACCGACATCCGCGCCATGCGCGACCTGATGTTCGGAGCCTTCCAGCGTGGCCGCACCGACTGACCGACTTCCCACACCGTCAAACCTGCCATCCACCCCCGCCGAGAAGCGGGGTTTTGCATTTCTGGAGAATGACATGCCGACCACGACTTATGCCCGTTTCCGCGACGTGCCCGAAACCGCCTGGCGCTGGCCCAGCTTCTCGCCCGCCGAGATCGCCTGCCGCGGCACCGGCGCGATCAGGATCAATTCCGAGGCGATGGACAGGCTGCAGTCCTTGCGCAATCGCCTCGGCAAGCCGCTGATCGTGCGCTCGGGTTATCGTAGTCCCAGCCACAACCGCGCAGTCGGCGGGGCCCCGGCCTCAAAGCACATGCAGGGCACGGCCTTCGACATCGCGATGGCAAACCACGATCCGGTGGCTTTCGAAGCAGCGGCGCGCGCCGTTGGCTTCCTCGGCTTCGGCACCTATCCCCGCTCGGGCTTCATGCACATCGACCTCGGCCCTGCCCGCAGCTGGGGCGAGCCGTTCCCGGCGCGCCCCGTGCCCTTCGCGCCAGAGGTGCCGCCCACCCGCGAAATTCTGGCCGACAGCCGCACTCTGAAAGGTGGCGGGGCGGCCGGGCTGGCCACCGCCGGTGCCGCCGGTGTTGAGGTCGCGCAAGAGGTCCTGGTCGAAACCCAATCCGCCATCGTCCCGCTGGTGCCTTACCTCGACACCCTGCGGTGGGTTTTCATCGCCGTGGCGCTGATCGGCATCGCCGTCACCATCCACGCGCGGCTCGATGACTGGAAACGGGGCCAGCGGTGATCGGCTGGCTCCTCACCCATGGCCGGGTGCTCAAGGCGCCGGGCCTCATCCTTACCGCCGCAGCGATCCTGCTGTTGTTGCTGAACCTCCGCCGTGCGGGCGAACGCGCTGGGCGCGTCGCCGAACGCCTCGACGCCAGAGAGAGAAACGATGCCGTCCACCGCCAAATGCTCGCTGCTGCCGTCCGGCGCCCTGCTGATCGCGATGCTTTGGCTGACCGGCTGCGGGATGGCCGGTTCTGAGAGGATCGCGCCCTGCCCGCCCGTCGTCGACTACACCGCCGCCGATCAGGCACGCGCGGCCGACGGGGTCGAGGCCCTTCCGGACGGGAGCGTGATCATCCGCATGTTCAGCGACTACGCCGTCCTGCGCGACCAGGCGCGGGTGTGCAGGTAGAAACCGGGCCCGGCAGCAGCACTGCGGGAAGCGCCAGACGCCTCGACCGCGGCGCAGCGCCCGGCCCGGTTCATGGATTCACGCTGTCAACGAGCGGCAGGGATTCGCTGCAGGGGGATGATGACACGGCGGGGCGGCGTCTGTCGCGTCTGGCGATAGGCACAATTGTGCACTTCGATTGAACGCCGCCACCGTCCATCTGGCGGGCGACCCTTGCGCCGCAGCGCGCTGCGGGAAGACCGGTTTCCCGATTTCGGCACCAGCACGGCAACTTGGGCCTAGAAGAGTTCCTCCGATTTTGCGAGGTGTCATCTGTACGATCATGAGGGAGAGGCTGCATGGTTATTCAAAGAATTCAGAGCGAAGACTGCTCGGTCGCCAGCCTCTTTCAGTCCTTCTACGCCGTCCCTGACTATCAGCGCGAGTATGTCTGGGATACGGACCAGGTCGAACAGCTTCTGAAAGACGTTCGCGAAGAGATGGGCGATGGTGCCGCTCAGGATGCACCGGAATACTTCATCGGTAGCATCGTTGTCTGCCCGGGCCGAGACGGCGTGCTCGACCTAATCGACGGCCAGCAGCGCATGACGACCCTCTACATCACACTTTGCGCGCTCCGCGACCGGCTGGCAGAACTTGGTGCGCCACCTTCGTCCGTGTTGAACGCCCAGATTGCCGATGCGGCGGTAGACGTTTCGGGCGAAGAACGTCGGCGATACCGGCTGGACCTGCAGTACGAAGACAGTGGCGACGCGCTGACACGCCTTGCCGATGGAAACGCCATCGACCAGGCTTGGACCCAGTCGATGCGAAATATGCAGAACGCCCATCATGTTGTTACCCGGTTCCTCATCTCGGAATTCGGCCAGGACGTCGCAGCGGTTCGCAAGTTCTACGGCTATCTCACCAACAAGGTGAAATTGATCCGCATCCAAACCGAGGACGTGGCGAAAGCGTTGAAGATATTCGAGACGATCAACGACCGCGGTGTCGGCCTGAACTCGATGGACCTGCTGAAGAACCTCCTGTTCATGAAGACGCCCAAGGGCGAGTTCGACCGGCTCAAGGACACTTGGAAAGAGTTGCAGGACACGATCTTCCGCATGGGCGAAAAACCCCTGCGCTTTCTGCGCTACTTCATCTTTAGCCGCTACGACGTCGAACTTCTGCGCGAAGACGAGATCTATGGCTGGTTCTCGAAGAACGACGGACTGGTCGGTTACGGTCGCGATCCCATCGGCTTCGCCAAGGAGCTCGTCGCGGCGGCTCGGGCCTACGAGTGCTTCCGTGAAGGCAAGAACGAGAAGGGTGATCGCAACCGGTTCCTCGACAACATTCGGCTACTCGGGGGCCAGGCAGCGCGGCAGCATCTGATCCTGCTGCTGGCGGGGCGCCATCTTGGTCCAGCACTGTTCGACCGGCTGGCGGCCGAGGTCGAGAACCTCTTCTTCTGTTACGTCATCACGCGTGAGCCGACGCGTGACTTCGAGCGCAACTTTGCGAAATGGGCGACGGAGCTTCGGGCCATCAAGAGCGAGGAAGAACTGGACGCCTTTATCGTGGCTCGGTTCGACAAGGCGAAAGCGGACCTTTCGAACCGATTCGATGACGCGGTGGGGCGTCTCGCGCTCCGCAGCCTGCAGCTCTACCGCTTCCAGTACGTCCTCGCCAAGCTGACCCAGCAGGTTGACTTGTTGGCCTATGGCGAAACCGAGGGCACGAGGTGGCTCACCAATTATGTCAGCGGCGGGTATGAGGTCGAACATATCTTCCCGCAGATCCCGAGTGCCGAAGCTGCCGCAGAGTTCGGACCGATCAGCGACCCGGAGGTTGTACAGAGATTGGGCAACCTCGTCCTCGTCGAGAAATCTATCAACACCTCTCTCGGCAATCGGCCCTACAGCAAGAAGCGGCCAGTGTATCAGCAGTCCAAGCTGCTGTTGACGCGGGCGTTGAGCGAACGGCCAAAGGTGGGCGCAAATACCCGCATCGACAAGGCTGCCGCTTCCATCGTGCCTTACGCCTCTTGGAACGAGGCATCCCTGCATGAACGGCAGCGTTCCCTTGTGACGCTTTCCAGAGCCGTCTGGGGCCTTTCGGAGCAGGCCGGCCCAACCGCCTGACTTGGATCCGTAGACTGGCACATGGCTGAATCTCGGCTCCTGCGGAGAATAGGCCCTCTTTACTCCGCATTTTCTGCGGCGTTCTTCCTTGCGCTTGCGGAGAATGCCCCGCATAATCGACGCGCATAGTGCGGAGATTGTAGTGTACATCTGGGAGCAGCCGGACTGGCCAAAGCTGACCTGGCAGGACGCGACCATCGCAGCCCCGCTGGCGGCGGTGCGCCATGACCAAGGCCGTCTGATCGGCCGCATGGAGGCGCTGGGCTTCAAGCTGCGCGAAGAGGCCGTGCTGCAGACCCTGACTCAGGATGTCGTCAAGACGAGCGAGATCGAGGGGGAGCAGCTGGATGCCTCGCAGGTCCGTTCCTCGCTTGCCCGGCGCCTCGGGATTGACATCGGCGCCCTGCCCCCGACAGACCGCAACGTCGAAGGGATCGTCGAGGTGATGCTGGACGCGACCCGGAACTATGAAGCCCTCCTGACCACCGAGCGCCTGTTTGCCTGGCACGCCGCCCTGTTCCCAACGGGGCGCAGCGGCATGACGCGCATCAGGGTCGGGAACTGGCGCGACGACAGCATGGGCCCGATGCAGGTGGTGTCAGGGCCGTATGGCCGGGAACGCGTGCATTTCGCGGCACCACCGGCCACTGAGGTCGCGGCCGAGATGGACACCTTTCTCGCCTGGTTCAACGCGCCCCTGACAACCGATCCAGTGATCAAGGCTGCGCTGGCGCATTTGTGGTTCGTGACCATCCACCCGTTCGAGGATGGGAATGGCCGCCTCGCCCGCGCCATCGCCGATCTGGCCCTCGCTCGGTCGGAGCGCAGCCCACAGCGGTTCTACAGCATGTCGGCGCAGATCAGGCTGGAACGGAACGCCTATTACGATCAGCTGGAACGGACCCAGAAGGGCGGCACGGACGTCACTCCATGGATCCTGTGGTTCCTCGATTGCCTCGGCCGCGCAATCCATGGAGCGGATGGCGTCTTGGCGGCCGTGATCGCCAAGGCGCAGTTCTGGGAACGGGCCGGGGCGCTGGCGCTGAACGAACGCCAGATCAAGGTACTCAACCGTCTGCTCGACGGCTTCGAGGGCAAGATGACATCGTCGAAGTGGGCCACGATTGCCAAGTGTTCGCAGGACACGGCGAACCGGGACATCGCTGCACTGATCGACCTCGGTCTGCTGCGGAAGGGGGAAGGTGGAGGCCGCAGCACGCATTACGAGATGGTGCTGTGAGGGCCCCTGGCCACGATCAAGGCTCCCCGCTGTCGGGGGCCTCGTCGAACGTTGATGTGGCGTTGATGTGGATTGCGGACATGCGAAAGCCCCGCTTTGAGGCGGGGCGTAAGCTGCTGACATATTGTATAAATTTGGTTGCGGGGACAGGATTT